ATAAATTTTACAAGTACTGGTTTACAATTATCTGGACATTGGTATAGCAGATTTTATTCTGGTACTCAAAACTATATTCATCTTTATCCAGGTGGACATACTGGAAATGCAAGTGTAACTGATATAAGGGCTTGGAATGGTACTACTTTTGATGTATTAAGAATAACTGGTGGAAGTAATAATATTACATGGCGAAATAATACAATCTGGAACTCTGGAAATGATGGCTCTGGTTCTACTCTTGATGCTGACTTACTAGATGGTGTTCAAGGTAGCAGTTTCTTAAGGTCAGATGCAGCAGATACAGCGTCAGGAGCTTTGACTTTTTCAAGAGAACTTACGTTTTCAAACGATGATGATGGAATATTTTTATATGGGGGAGCTCGTTTTTATAAGAAAAGCGGTAGTGGTGTAACGATTAGATTACATGACGCTAATACACCATTAAAAATTGAAAATAATTCTGGCACATTTTTAGGTAATGTTTTTCATTCTGGTAATGACGGATCTGGAAGTGGCCTTGATGCAGATTTACTAGATGGTCAGGAAGGTTCTTACTATAGAAATGCAAGTAATTTAAACGCTGGAACAGTAGCAGCAGCGAGATTAGACACAGCAACGACCCAATCGGCTGGAAACAGTACAACTAAAATTGCAACAACAGCATTTGTTTCTACTGCAATAAGCAATCTGATTAATGGCGCACCTAGCGCATTGGATACACTCAATGAGCTTGCAGCAGCTATGTCAGACGATGCTGCGTTCAGTACAACAGTTACAAATAGCCTTGCCACAAAAATGCCTTTGGCTGGTGGACAGTTTACAGGCAATATTACTTTTTCTGGAAGTCAGACAGTAGATGGTAGAGATTTATCTGTTGATGGTTCAAAACTTGATGGTATTGAGTCAGGAGCAACCGCAGATCAAACGGCCTCAGAAATCCTCACATTAATCAAGACTGTAGATGGAGCAGGGTCAGGTTTAGATGCTGATACTTTAGATGGCATTTCTTCTGCAAATTTCGTAAGGTCAGATACTTCTGACACAATGGCTGGCAATTATAACGTCACAGGTCAATTCCTAGTTGGTGGTAATTTCACAAATAATTCTTACAACTCAGTATCAAGTACACGTTTATTGTTTGGAGGTGGAAATGACCCTAGCAACTACCATATTGGAACAAATATGGAGAATTTTGGGGGGAACTATAGCAAATTAGATTTGCGTTGGCATACAGGTATAAGAATGGGGGCGCAAGCTGTTTATGGTGGAACTAGGATTTTTAACAACGAAGATTTAACAACTGTTTTATTTTCAGTTGGAAAAGGAGATGGGAACATAAGAATTGAGTCTGGAGAGTTGTACCATAATACGAGTGGAACAAGTGACGTTTATTGGCATGAATCTAATGACGGCTCTGGAAGTGGCCTCGATTCAGATTTACTAGATGGTGTACAAGGCTCAAGTTATTTAAGGTCAGACACTAGCGATACTTTCTCAGGAACACTTACAAATAATTCAAGAAATGAAAATCCATCAGTTAGTAATGGAGCTATAAATCTTCAACCAAGTGCCAGTGGTGGTAAAACTGGTATTGTTTTTAGATCGAAAGTTAACAGTACATCAGACCATGCTTATATCTGGTGGTATGACGATTTAGATACTTATAGGATTAATAATAGTAGTGAAAATGGTGTTTTATTATTAGGAATACAAAATGATGCTTCTAATGCCACCTCTAGTGATGCTATTGCGATTGAATCTTCTGGTGATATATTTTTAAATCCTGGCATCGGTACAGGAGTAAGAGGCAGTAATAGCTCTAACTTTAGTATAGGAAATCTTTATGTAGGTAATGCTTCAACAAAATATAAGGTGTTCCATGAAGGCAATGACGGCGCTGCTAGTGGTTTAGATAGCGATAAGCTAGATGGTCAAGAAGGTTCTTATTATAGAAACGCATCTAATTTAAACGCTGGAACATTATCTGATGATAGGATTCCCAATCATGTTAAAGAAATTAGAACTGATGATGACATAACAGCCAGAATGGACTCTGGTTTTTATGAAACTTCTACAGCTACTACTGCTGAAGGTTGGCCTGAGACTTCTAACAGTTGGTATCACTTGATTTCAAGCACACATAGTAATACAGGTAATTACTATTCAATGCAAATTGCTGGTAATTTCTTTAACCAAAGTAATTTTTATATAAGAAGTACAAACGCAAGCGGTACACAAGCATGGTCAAAGATTTGGACATCATCTTCAGATGGTTCTGGAAGTGGCCTCGATGCTGATACAGTTGACGGAATACAAGGTGCAAGTCTTTTAAGATCAGACGCAGCAGATACAGCAAGCGGAGACATCACATTTTCTGGCGGTGCTGGTGCTGTAACTATCGCAGCTAACAGCGATGCAACTTTTGTAACAGGGTCTTGGACAGGAAATCATACTAAAATTCAACACCACAGCAATCGTTTATATATTGTCGGTGGTTCTGCTGGTATTAGATTTAGAGAAGCTGGTTCGGACAGATGGGATATAGACCCAAGCGGTCATTTTGTTCCAACATCTGATAGCACTTACAATATTGGTTCTAATGGAACTAGGGTTGCTAATGGATATTTTGACACTTTATATGGAGATGGATCGAACCTTACAGGCATATCGGCTGGTGCAACTGGTGGTGGATCTGATGAAGTATTTTACGAGAATGACCAAACTGTAACTACGAACTATACTATAACTAATGGCAAAAATGCTATGGCTGCTGGCCCAATTACCATTAACAGTGGTGTTACTGTTACTGTAGGGTCAGGAGAAACTCTTACTATCGTTTAATTATGAAAACTATTATTGAAAAACAGATCCTTGAGTGGAAAGAAGAGTTAAGAACTCACAAAGAAAGATTGGAGCAAGCCAATAATGTAGTTGAGTCCGAGACTAAATTTATTTCAATGATTGAGGGCGGTATACAGGCACAGGAGATGTTGCTGAAAAAGATCGAGTCATCAGACCAGCCAACAGGTACAGTGGAGCTAGGCCAAGAATCAGAAAAAGCACCATCAAAGAAATAGGTGCTAAAGCCTTTATTAATGCTT